AACGTGATACTCAATTAGGTCCGAAAAGCATTTGATTGCCGCCAACGGACCATCACGATCATGGACTTCATCTAGCCAGCCCTGCAGCTTGGCCGAATTGCCGTCAACAAAGCGGGCAATAGCCTCACGCGCCAGGATGGTCGCCTTGTTAGACTTGCCGGGCTTGCGACCAGGGCCGCCTTTGCTACCCTTTTTGAACGAACTGGAATTATGTGTCATCGCGTTTCATGTTCCTCATGGCCGCTGCCAGCTTGGGGCCCTTGTCCGCCTGGTTGTATTCCTTGGCCACCTTGGTAGGAATGCCGGCCTTCTTGGCAAATTTAGGGTCGTGGGCTTCGGCCGCCATGAAACGACGCTGTTTGTCCGATGTTGAAGGCATATCGCACCAGATCTAGGTGAATCCGCATGGAATATGGGCAGATTTGGCCGCCGGGTCAATTGGCATGCCTGAACGCAAGGTTGGAGAATGGAATACCCCAAAATTTGGGAAAGCCAAAGCAAGATAAGCTAGGCATGCCCCATTTGTACGGGGGGCCTATAACGTAGCTGCCCCCACCCCGTCGAAGAATTTTCTGGCCAGCGGGCACAATGCCGGCCGGCCGGCATTCCAGGCGGATCATGCTTGGCCAGGCCATGGCCATTGGCCGGCCATGCCTGTTCTAATGTTTGCACTGTCAGGACATAAGCTGTCAGACATGGCAAACTAGACGTTTGCCAGTTTGTCCCGGTCACATGTACCGAGACATAAGCTGACATGAGCGGACATGATAAACGATAACCCTAGGCTTTCCGCCATCCCCTAATAGGCACGCAATATCCGACACGGCCGGGGCATATGTCCCGCTGCCCGGAAAATACGCCAATTCGGGCGACATGCTCAAAACTGCGGCGCGCGTGCCGCTTGCGTTGTACATAATCCATCTATACAAGTTGTTTGCCGGGCAATACCGCACGGCACATATAAAGGCTTAACCCTATGAATTCGCACACAAAATCATTCATTCTCAATATCACATTCGCCATAGTTTTCTTCGGCTTTTTCATGCTTTGCGTGCAAACAGTGACCGATTTAGAAGCCCGCTTCGGCGCTTTCTGCACGCCTGCCCTTGTTGCCGGCTTAGTCGCTGCAATTTGCGCCGGCTTTGGCGGGTTCTGTCTCATCCGTGCCGGCCGCTAACATGGCCAGCGCACAAACAGAGACTGCGGGCCTGCAAGTTTTACAGGCTTTCGAAACTGCCATCCGTTCAGGCCGCCTTTCGGGCATTCCCACGGCCGAAAACTACGCCGGCTTATACATGTTCATGGGTCGGTATGACGGCCGAGACATGTTTAAGCATATCGAAACCCGCCAATATCTTTCCTAAACCCTTCACATATCAGGATAAATCGCCATGACAAATCGCCCAATATATGAAATTGCCCGTGATATCCGTTCCAATTGGCCGAAAGTAAACTACGCCGCTGCACCCTACTTGGCGGCAATGCGTGACCTAAACGTGATCACTGACAAATACGTTTATGACACTGGCGCCAGTGTGGTGCGCTACTTCCTGGCCAATGCCAGCACCTGGCGCGGGCCCGAAGCAAAGCGGATTAAGCTTGAACTTAACACAATGTTGAAGGGGGATCGCTAATGTCCCGCCCCCATATCGCTTTCACGCGCGTATCCCGCAATGCAAAAACCGGCCCCATACCAGTCACCACTAGCAGCGAGGAAACATGTCCGCCGGCCTGCCCGCTTAAGGGCGCCGGCTGTTATGCCGAAGCCGGACCATTGGCCATGTTCTGGCGCAAGGTCACCGAGAAAAAGGCCGGCATGGCATGGTCCGAAGCAATGCGAGAGATTGCCCGGCTACCCAAGGGAACCTTGTGGCGCCATAATCAGGCGGGAGACTTGCCCGGCGTGGGGAATGATATCGATCCACTGGCATTCGGTGAACTTGTCAAAGCAAATCGCGGCCGGCGCGGGTTTACCTATACCCATAAGCCGGCCACGCTGGCGAACCTAACCATGGTGCGAATTGCCTTGCGGGAGGGCTTCACGGTCAATCTTTCCGCCGATAATCTGGCCATGGCGGATGAACTGGCCAGCACGGGCGCGCCTGTGGTGGTGGTTCTGCCATCGGATCAAGTCACGGCACTAAAAACCCCCGCCGGCCGGCATGTTGCAATTTGCCCGGCGACCATCTCGGACGACGTGACGTGCGCCAGCTGCGGCTTATGCGCGGAACAAAACCGGAAAAGCATCATAGGCTTCCCGGCGCATGGCAATCGCAAGGCCAAAGCTTCGGCCATAGCACGCGCGGCCTAGGCGGGAGAGCAAGCTTATGGCCAGGCTAAACCCTGGCCATATGCGTGCGCTGTTGCACGTTTCTGAAAGGTGAAATCATGTCTGATGGTATCCAGGCCAGAACTGGCCAGTATTTGCACGCGCATGGCGCGGTCCGCCGGCGCAAGGTCGGCCGCACTACCTACCTAATAGGGATCGCCGGCGCATATGACGCCTTTGGCCTAATCGGGACGGAGCATAACGGGCTTTTCGTCCTGGACGATACCCATAAGCGAGTGATCCTGGACAGGCACGCAGAAAACCCCGCCGGCGGATATCATGGCCCGAACAAGGCGCAATGGGCGGAACTTGCCAAGCTTATGACTATGCCGGCGCCTGAATTCCGCCGGTTTATCGCGGACCATCCGCGCGCTAGGTAACAAGGCAAGCTTTGACAAGGCAAGCGAACAGGACTACAACGCAAGCACTAATCGCCGTAGCCGGTCGGCCTAATCGCCGTAGCCGGGCGGCTCAACAAAGGAAACTGCCATGTTTACGCACGAAAACACCGAAGGCTTTAGCAATGCCGATTTGTCGCTTTTGAATATCGCATTGATATTCCGTGCTCTGCGCGGCGAAGACGAAAAAAACGCAACCGACGCAATCAATAACGCTTGGCGCGAGGGCGCTACCATTAAAACCCTGACTTCCATTTAACAGAACCGGAGAAACTGCCATGACACAATTAGACGCTCTAAAGAAAGCAATTTACCTATGTTTCACTGCGCCGGATGAAGCGCGCGCCGAAAAGGCGAAAGAACTGGCCATATGCTTTACCAAAGGGCTGACACCTGCCCAGGTTGAACAAGCCAAGGCATATGCGCTGAAAGTCTTTATCGCGACAGGTGCAGCATGATCAAATTCAAAAAAGGCTGGCACGTTTTCAAATCCGGCATGTGCAAATACGGCGTGTCGGTGGACGGCGTGCCCGTCCTGTACGTTAATGACAAAATGATAGCCGACGCGCCGGGCGAAACAGCCAAGCATCGGGACGCCTTGCTGTACGAATTCGCCCTATCCCTTAGCGCGCACCAGGCCATGCGGAAAGCCCTTTTCACGCTATACCCCAAGCTTGCGGCCGATAAGGCAGTGGCCAAGCGGTACAGCAAGGAAATGGCCCTCATGGTCAAGGCCATGGACAAATCGGTAGGTGCAGCATGACTGCCCCTCTGCCATGCCCGTTCTGCGGCCATGAGGCCGACCCCAGTCGCATTGGATTCCGCGACAGATATGCCGTGGTATGCTCAAACGATGATTGCCCGGTGGAAAGCCAAGCCACTGGGCAAACCATGGACGAGGCCATCAAGTTATGGAACACGCGCCATGTCTGACAAAATGAAAAGCACGCCTTACAGCGTGCCATGCCGGTGCGGCATCACGTTACCTCAGGGCGCTAAGGCGCGGTTCGGAAAGGATCGGTTGTGGTACGACTGTTATCGCTGCCGGCCTCGCCCACCATCGCCCAGGTGCGAGAGCGGCGGCAAGACGGGTTGCACTTGCGATATATGCTTTTAACCGAAAGGAAAACGCCATGACGCCTGAAACATCAGCCCGGCAAATGCTGGCAGAGCTAATCGAAAGCTGCGAAACAATCGAGCATTACCTGGACGCCATATGGGCCCAGCGCGTCCAGACTACCCCCACCGCATCGCCAGGCTGGCCATACCGGCCAAGCGTCGGGCTTGTCGAAAGCAAATTGAGGAAAATTAAATAATGCCCAAAAGCGCCGACTTTCTAACCCAAACTGCCTTGATTATCAGGGAAAGGGGCGAGGCATACGGCACGCCCAGGGCAAACATGCAGGCCATTGCCGATCGATGGAACATGCTGCTCGCTGGCAAGACCAAGGTCACGCCGGCCATGGTCTGCCTTATGATGATCGATCTGAAGCTTGCCAGATGCCAGCACCGCATGGCCACAGATTCAGTGACTGATATCGCCGGCTATGCCGCTTGCCTGGCGGAGATCCTGAGCAATGAAGACTAGAGAAGAGCTGCTCGCGCACTTGGCCAAGATAGGGGCCGAAGGCGGCAAGAAGAGCAAGGGATCGCGCAAAGTTAGGGGCGATGCTGCCTATTATGCTAACCTAAATGCCTTGCGTAAGAGCAAGGGCGGGCCTAAAAGGAAAGACGCTAAGTAGCGCCATGCCGTAAGGCATAATGCGCGGCCCCTGTCTGGTTTTCTTGGCGGTTTTCCTGGCAGGGGCTTACTTAGATAATATCCACAACCCAGGCGATACCTGCCGGGCCATCTTTTCCTTCGCAAAATGCTTCAATGCGCGATTGACGCCTCTGGTGGCATTGTCGCGGTTGTTGTCCGATATGGACATGCACGCTATCCGCATCTCTTCCACGCTAATCGGCTCGCCATGCTGCAACATGCGATAGATGATTGTCTGGTATTTCTTATGCCGGCTATCGGCATCCTGCAGCACGGCCGACACAGCGTCATGGAACTTGGAAACAAGCGATGAAACGGCGTAGCCCTGGTCATCATCGGCCAGCTCGACCCGCTCCATATCGAAATACAGATCAGACATCTTCTCGCCGTCCTTCTGCTTGCTGGTCGATAGCTTGGCCGTGAACTTCTCCGGGTCCGGGCGATGCACGCCCAGCATGAAATCGGTGTTGGCTGTCAGGGCTGACGAGCCTCTGGGACGCTCAGCTGCTGCATGGCCGGTATGATGGATCACCAGCACGGTGCAGCCGAACTGGGCCCTGATATCGCCCAGGGCGCGCAGATAAGCCGACACATCGCTGGAGCTGTTCTCGTCGCCGGCGTACGTCTGTGCCAGGGTATCTACGATTACCAACACTGGCGGTTTAGGCTGCATCTCGATAGCTTTTTTCAGCAAGTCTATTTCTTCCTTCAGCGACAAAAGCAGGGGCTGAATTACGATGCCGACATCGGTCAGGGGATAGGCGCAATGCTCTTTCTGCCAAGCCTGGATCCGGCGCCCGATACCAGCACCGCCTTCGGCCGCGACATAGATCACCGGGCCTTGGACTACATCCTGCTTGGCAAACGGCATGCCGCACGCGACATGCAGGGCCATGTCCAAGGCGATGAAGCTCTTGAATGTCCCAGACGCCCCGAAGACCATGCCGACAGAATTCGTGGCCACAAGGTTTCGAACGAGCCATCGCTGCGACTGGGTGCGCTCGATCACCTGGTCCGGCGTCATAATCAGCCCTTCAGCGTCAATGGCAGGCCTATCTTCGGCATACTTAGCTTCGGCGCTGGCCACCATGCGTGGCAGTTCAGGGCCAAAACGCGCCTCCCAGCGGTCCAGCTCAGGCCCGACTTCCGGCTTGATAGTCAGCATCAGGGATCGCAGGAAGTTTACCACGGCGCCTGGGCGCATGCCGGCTGCTACCATGCCGGCAGAAAGCTTCAGCAGGGGTTCGTGATAGTCACGAGCCTCCGGGTCAGGATGCATCAGCGACTTGATGTAGTCTGTCGCCGTCCCTGTCGCGTTGCTCATCGCAACTGATTTGGCCGGATTGTCTTTATAGGCGTAATCTCGGATCTGTTCGAGGTCTAGGTTAAACGTCGCAACAGCATCGGCCAGGCTGTATGGTACTTTCAGATCGCAATACAGCAGCCGCTGTTCCCAGATGCCCGTATCGCGTTTCTTGGTGTTACAGCCTACCGGGCAGCGCCCATAGCGCACCAATGAATTACCGCTGCTATCTGCCTTAATGTAGCTTTTGGCAATCATCGCTTGCAGCACAGCGTCAAGTAGCGGGCCGTTTTTGGTATCTGGATCTGTCGGATCTAGCAGAATTCCGATCTGATAATTCTCTTTTGACGTTTCCAGAATGTATGATGC